TAACAAAATAGTGTCGCTACGGAGCTATATATATATAATACTGGGAAGTATTTATTTTCATGTTTTGTAGTATCTACTACTTGTCTGGTAATACCTATATTCTCTGCGCGTCCCCCTGCTGTCATAATAGAAACAGTAACCGAGTCGCCGACTTTTTAAGTAGATCGTTGATATTGGCTGCTATAGGTAACGGCGAGTTCAGATTAGGGCTAAAATTTGTAAAGTGGTTTCTGCCGACTTTTTTTGGAGATAGGGAGATACAGAGTAAAAATTGGAGTTACAGAGAGATACAGAGATACAGAAAGATACAGAAAGATACAGAAAGATACAGAAAGATACAGAGATAGAGAGATAGAGAGATAGAGATACAGAACGAGATACAGAACTGAAATGTTTCACGGGGAAAAGCTCTGTTTTTAGGGTGTTTTATGTTTTTATGTTGACAAGTACTTTCATACTGTTTAAAATTGTATAAATTGAAATATTAATATTTTAAAGGGTTTATATGGGAGATCCCGAAAATCCAGAGCAGAAAGTTGAGTTTGAGAGGAATGCTGTGCCTGCACCACCTATTAATTCTACTAAAGGTATGTATTCTGGGCTGAAAGGTAAGCAAGGCGCGTGGCTGCGTGCTTATCTGAACGAAGCAAACCCTGTAACTTTTATGAATAAAACCCGTGCCGCTGAGGCTGCCGGGTATAATTATAAAAATAGAGATACGTTGTGCAGTATTGGAAATCAAAACTACAGAAAGCTCCAACAACGCATCCTATTGTGGCTTGACGAGGTTGGACTGAGTGAAGCGAGCATCAAAAGAAAGATACATAATCTTGCTCACGCAAAGAAAACAAAATTCTTTCACCGGCGCGGTGTAATTACAGAGACGGTGGAGGTGGAAGCGCTTGATATACAGGCCAAGATGCTTAAGCTGGCCGCTGACATCCAAGGACATAAAGCTCCTGAGAAGCATGAAATAACAGGTCCTAATGGAACAGATCTTAAATGGGCGGTGGAGTTTGTGCAGCCGGGAGATGATAAAGATGCCTAAGATCCAACTTCCTGCAAGCTTTGAGAGGACAGTACGCTCTAAATGTAAGTTTATTGTTGTTATTGGTGGGCGTGGCTCAGGTAAATCAGAATCTGTTGCGCGCTTACTCACTATGCGGTGCCAGACAGAAAAAGCAGATATATTGTGTGGTAGGGAGTATCAGAACACAATTGATGATTCTGTCCATAAACTTATAAAAGAAATTATTGAAAAAGAAAATGTTTCTGGGTTCCGGGTCACAGATAAAAAGATAGATTGCACTTCGGGTGGGCAGTTCAGATATAAAGGTTTTGCCAAAAACCCAGAGAATGTGAAGTCGGCACAGGGTTTTAAGTACAGCTGGATAGAGGAATCACAATCACTCAGCCAGCAATCAATTGATGATTTGCTGCCCACCATCCGTGCAAGTGAGTCACAACTCTTCTTTACCGGAAACCCTGGCGCCAGCACAGATCCTTTCTCGAAAAGATTCATTACTCCTTACCTGCAGAATTTGTTGCGAGATGGTTATTATGAGGATGAGCTCCATCTGATTGTAATGATGAATTGGAGAGATAACCCCTGGCATAAAGAGTTGGAACCTCAGCGATTGTGGGATAAAGAACACCTGTCAGATGCAAAGTACTCTCATATTTGGGAAGGGGATTTTAGTGATGAGATAGATGACGCCATCATTAAAGCCGAGTGGTTTGATAGCTGTGTGGATGCACATCTTGAGATTCCGTTCCCGATCAGGGGATCTGAGTTTGTGGCACATGATCCTGCGGACAGTGGAGATGCAAGAGGGTTGGTGCACCGCCATGGCTCTTTAATCAAAGAAGCGCTGTCAAATGTTACCGGAGATGTTAACGAGGCCTGCGACTGGGCCACAGATTACACAATTGCTGTAAGGGCGAATCATTTCATTTGGGATGGGGTTGGTATAGGACTTTCTTTAAAACGGCAAATAAACGAAGCTTTTAGTGGTCGTAACATCACTGCAACGATGTTCATGGGGTCAAGGTCACCTGAGTTCCCAAAACAGAAATATGAGCCTATTGAGGGTGAGAGAAATTCAACAAAGCAGAAACTCACAAACCTTCAACTGTTTAAGAATTTAAGATCCCAGAGATATTGGATGCTCCGGGACAGAGTTTATAATACACACCTGGCAGTAACAAAACGAATATTTACACCGGCTGAGAAGATGATATCATTTTCCAGTAAAATAACGGAGATCCGTACGTTAAGATCTGAGCTATGCAGGATTCCTCGAAAGAAGAACACCGCTGATATGATCCAGATTATGTCCAAGGAAGATATGAAGAAGCTTGGTATCAGCAGTCCTAATCTTTCGGACAGCGCAACAATGTCGTTGCACACACCTGTGAACCTCAGCTATATGGCGTCGGCTCCAGAACCAGAAGCGGAGGCAGCGTACTGATGGGAGCACCAATAATTGATTATATGTCCAACCTGAACACAGCAAACGATAAAGCTCGGGAGGTTGCGTATGGTAACATGATCAAGCATTTTGGTTATTTACCTGTGTACGGACCGACGATGTTAGACGTTGAGACAGGACAAAATTTGTTAAAGTACTTGACAGAAGAGTTTCCAGGGTATAAATGGGTGATAGAGGTCCGAGACACAATTGTCACGGTCATAAATGAGACACTTGCTCCAGATTGGGGGTTCAGAGTGAAAGAGGGGTTGCTTGATAACGACGGAAAAACGATAAGGTTGATGGCTGGAGAACTCCTCGAAAGGTATGGAGTTAGCCGTGCAGCAGCCGATCAGGTCGAACTGGATGCATTACCTCGAGATGCTCGTGGAAATATTAAGAGGGCGATATGAGAGACGAACCAAAACTTGAAGGCGATGATAGTGTAATTAAGGTCCCAGACAACGAGGATCCAGGTACAGACTGGTTGAAGCTTGCCAAAACGATGTATGACACCAGCACAGATTATCTGAATGTAAACTTCCGAAAACAGTTTGCCAAGAACCTTGCAAACTTCCAATCTAAACACCCGGAAGGCTCTAAATACCACACATCTGCTTACAACAACAGATCAAGATTGTTCCGACCTAAAACCAGAATAGCAGTGCGGAAGAATGAGGCAGCCCTTGCGGCGGCGCTGTTCTCCTCCACAGATTCGGTGTCTGTTCTTGCAGAAGACTCAGACGACCCACAGAAAAGAACTGATGCAGCTTACTGGCACGAGGTGCTGAACTACAGGCTGGACAAGACTATTCCATGGTTCAAGCTTGCAGTTGGTGCGTTCCAGAAAGCATCAATAAATGGTTTTATTATTTCTAAACAAGTTTGGGAGTATGAGGAGTATGTATCCGGAGAATCTCCGATGCCGAATCCTGCTGACTCATCCAAACCAATGATTGATGACAGCACAGGTAAGCCCATCATGCGCCCGGAAATGAGTGTGTTGAAGGATCGCCCTGTGATAAAACTCCTGGAAGCAGAGAATTTTCGTTTTGATCCTGCTTGTGACTGGACAGATCCAATCAACTCAAGCCCATATCTGATCGAGTGCATCCCGATGTATGTGATAGATATCCGGGATAAGATGGACAGCATTGATCCTAACACCGGAGAGCCTGAGTGGAAACCTTACTCAGATGCAGAGATCATCGCTTCAGGCACACTTGAGATAGGTGGAAAAAAGAAAGATGGAAAAGAAGGTGAAGAGAGCGGAGCCACCACAGAGCTTGAGGTTAATGATTACAAGATTGTCTGGGTATGTGAGATAATTGTAAAACGTGGCGGTGCGGATCTTATTTATTACACACTTGGAACGAAGCGCCTGCTTACAGAACCGGAACCAATTAAAGATGTTTATAAGCTTGGCCACAGGCCGTTTGTTTTTGGGACCACAATCATCGAAGCCCATAAAGCAATCCCAGCAAGCGCTATACAGCTCGGTGAAAGCCTCCAGGCGGAAGCCAATGATGTTACAAATCAGCGCAGAGATAACGTAAAACTCATACTTAACAGCCGAAAAATAGCCCTTAGAGACGCGAACACAGATCTTGCTGCGTTGCAGCGCAGTGTTCCTGGCGGTGTTATTCTTACGGATGATATAGATTCTGTGAAACCGGAGATGACCCCGGATGTCACAAGCTCATCTTATGCAGATCAGGACCGGATAGATAATGATCTTGATGATATCAATGGAGTTTTCAATGCAGGCTCTGTGGCAAACAGCAGATCCCTGGGTGAGACAGTTGGTGGAATTGAGAAAGTCAGCGAGAGCGCAGATAAAGATACGGAATATATCCTCAGAACTTTTGTGGAAACCTGGGTAGAACCAGTGCTGAAGCAGCTCATTGATCTTGAGCAAGGTTATGAGGATGATGATCATATAAAGAAAATCGCTACCAAGGGGCTGCAGAAGTCTGAGGAAAAACGCACTGCCAAAATGCCTCCGCCTCAAACTGGGGCAGCCCCACCTCCGGGTGGACCACCAGAGCAAGCTCCTCAAGCTCCTCAAGCTCCTGAGGAGATGAAGCTCCACGAGCCGTCCAAGGAGCCCCAGAACATTGATGTCAAAGTTAATGTTGGTTTTGGGAACTTGAACCCGGATCAGAAAGTCAAGAGAATCATGTCAGGTCTCAAGATTATGGCAGAGATTGCTCCGTGGCTCATGGCTGGGCTGGACACAGAGATGGTAGCAGATCAGATCTTCAGCGCGATGGGACATAAGAACGGTGGAAGTTTCTTCACATCGTTTGAAAGACCAGAGCCCCAGGGAGATCCGGAAGCAGAGCTTGCAGCAAAAGAGCTTCAGATTAAAGAAGCTAAGATGCAGAGTGACGCACAGCTTGACGGCGCGAGGATCCAGCTGGATGCTCAGGTTAAAGAGCAGACACTTATTATGCAGTATGAGCTCGGCATGGCCAAAATTGCCTCGGATGAGGGCATCACAATGCAAAAGCTTTACACCGACCTTGGTATTGCAAGAGAGAAGATTGATGTGGACTGGGCCAAGATTGATGTGGACAGAGAGATCAAAGGTGCAATAAACATGACCAGACTCGCAGATGTGGAGAATAAAGCAGAAGAGCTGCAGTTCAAGAAAACATCAGGAAGGGATGGAATATGATCGACGAGCAAAAAGAATATCAGAAGTTAGTGCAGCAGGCCAATATTGGCACTGACTGCGCTTCGTTCCTCACCACACCGTTGGGAGCATACCTTCTGAAGAGCGCAGAGGATGATGAGATGATGGCTTTGCGCAAGTTAGCTAAAGCCGACATCCACAATATAGAATTATTAACTAAGTTGCAGATTGAAGCTGCTGTGCCGCGACGCTTTCTTCAGTTTTTGAATGAAGCCATCACAACAGGCAAACAGGCTCAATTTGCGTTAACACCAGAAAACTAAGGAGTTTAGAATGACTACAAAAGAAGCCACCCCGAAAATGGGCGTTTCAAAGAGAGAATCAGACATGGAAGACCTTCTGCAACGAAGGGAGTCCGAGGAGGGGCACGATGAAGAAATTTTGGACAGCGGCGAAGCCAATGTTGAAGAAATTGTTGATCCAGAGATTGACAAAGAAGTAGATGTAGCAGAGGACTTACTCATCTTCACAACAGATAAGGGAGATGAATATAAGGTCCCGAAAAGCGCATCCACAAAATTAAAGATTAATGGGGAGGAGGTTGTCACTCCAGCAGATAAGATAGTCAGTCGCTACCAAAAAGGCGCGGCAGGTGACCAGAAACTGCAGACAGCTAACGACCTTAAGAAGCAGCTTGACTTAAGAGAAGCTGATCTCTCAAGCAGAGAACAGAACTTTTTTGATCAGGTAGAAAAAGCCAAACAGCAGAACCTGGACGGTGATCTATCTCAGGACGATTACGCAGAGAAGGTTAAGCAGTTGGTGACGGCTGTGGTTGATGCGGATGAGGACGCAGCAGTTGAGCTGTTTTCCTCTATTTACAAACCGCCGGCGCAGACGGGAGCTATTGATGAAGTTGCGCTCACAAACAAATTTGTTAAACTTCTCGATGACCGGGAAGAAGCAAAGGTCGCAAAAGCCTACACAGCAGAGCTGAGCAAGGCACAGACCAGGTTCGCAACAGACTATTCCGAGCTGTATAAGGACGAGAGGTTATATGCATTGGTGGATGGTGAAACGGCTAAGATCGCTGAAGCTAAACCAATGGCAACTCCTTGGGAGATTATCTCCGAGGCAGCAGAGAACATCAAAAAATGGCAAGGTGTAAAGACAGACCCGGGCAGAAAACCTAAAAAGAAAACTCCTACCCCAGCGGGCGGAAAAGTTCCATTAGGCGAGGACCCGAAGGAAGAGACCAGAGCAGATATTATTAACAGTATACGAGTTGCTCGAGGGCAGCCCGCACTATAAAAAAGAGGTATTATTATGAGTGGACAATTATGGGGAACTAACAGTTTGGGTGGATACGCATACTCAGACAAACTTTCGAAAGAGCTGCGTACTGCGGTTCAGCCTGGGCTAAGGTTTCGCCAATTCTGCGACATCAAAGACCCGGAAGCACAAGATCGGCACAAAGGTGCTAATTTTCATTGGAATGTTTACAGTGATGTAGAAACAGCAGGAGGCACAATTTCTGAAGATGAGGTAATGCCTGAAACCAACTTTACAATCACACAGGGGACCATGATAATTACTGAGTACGGTAAATTAGTTGCCGCTTTGTTTTCTAATCTTATTAACAACTTTCGTTCCGTAGTTGTCGGTTTTAACATGACAGCTGTGGCATAAGGTTATTAAATTTTTTAAGGTATAAGCTAACGTATGATCCTCAGCAATAGCAATAATATGATGAACTTCAAGCCGAACGCGGCTACCTCTGCCCTTGTGGTTTTTATCTCCACACTCTTGGCAGGTGTAAGCATCGCGCTTCAGAATAGCGAGTTTGATCTTTTTCATCTTGGCAGTGTCGTAAGCTCCGCGCTTACCGCCGCACCAGTTGCCGTGATCTTTACCTGTGCTTGTGCCGTTTGGGTAGTCTTTAGCTGTAAGCCCTTTATTCCAAGGAGTCTGGCCTTTTTTAGCGGCCAACCACTTCTCTCGGTATATAGGGTCATTACGCTGCATATCAATAACATGACTCCAATCGTTGTAAGGTTTATGGCCAGGCTGGAAGCCCATCTTACTTATAGAAGGGTGATCAGCTTTTTTAAGGCCTTTATTCCAAGCAGGTTTGTTTCCTACCTGGTTTATTGTAGAGCTGGGATGGTGGCCTCGTTTGTACTTAGACAAATACAAGATTGTGTTAGGAGTCTGCACCGCGGTGTAATTCTCAGGGGTCTTAGTTGTGTACTTACTTTTGTATGTAGGAAAAGCTTCGAACGACTCGCCGCAACCGCAGGCGCAAACAACGGTTTGATGTTTTTGATATTTAGATTTACCCATAAAAATAACCTCCGTAAGTTTATATTCGGTACATTATACCGGAGTAATAGAAAGAAAGCAAATGAAAAGTGCGTGAATTGCTGGGACATGCTTAGAGCTATAAATACTACAGCGCAAAGAGTAATCTTAAACGCGAAAGTTAAAAAATTTATAGATTGCACAATCAGCAGCCAAGCCTCCTTGGAAAAGGTGGAAGGTTCAACGACTAATGTATACGGTCCAGACCGGACTATGAAACAACACGAGTGCGCGCCCCGAAAGGGATGATATAGTCTGAACTGCATGGAGACATGCAGAGCTGCAAATTAAAAGTTTGCAGGGTAACAAAATTGAACTCAGTCCCATATACAGGCATCTTAGATGACCTTTCAGAACAACCGATAAAAGAAATTATCCATAAAGTTCTGAAGAATGATTGTAAAAAAGCGCTTGACGGCGCTGCACATGATCAGTTTAACCTGACTCCTTTGAGAGTTGTGCCTACAGCTGGAACTAACACTTCTGCTGTAACACTGACTACCAACGGAACAGCAGCACTGACAAACAACGTAGCACTTGGAAAAGAGCATGTTAAAACTATAATCGACACCCTAAAAGAGCGCAACGTGCCGCCCTATATGGAAGAAGATTATTATGCAATTGCCAGACCTTCTACATTCAGAGCGTTTAAAAATGACTTGGAAGGAATTAAACAGTACGTCGAAACTGGCTTTGGTCACATCCCACGCGGTGAGATCGGAAGATATGAAGGGTGCCGTTTTATTGAGCAGACCAACATTGCTGCCTCAGGCGCAGGAACAGCTGCCGCTGCGTGGACCAACGGCGAATCTAACTGGTGTTACTTTATGGGTAAAAACTTTGCCCCCTTTGCTGATGACTTTACAGAAAAAATAGCAGCATAGGAAAACCTCATGAATTGCTGGAACACCCTAAAGACCAAACACTACAGCGGAAAGCGTAAGCTTAAACGCGACAGTTTAAAAAGCTTTGGTATGCACAATGGGCAATCAGCAGCCAAGCCTCTGTTAGAGGAAGGTTCAACGACTATCCCGCAAGGGAGTACAATGCAAGAGCATTGGAAGTGTGAGGCACTCGATAGTCAGAGTGATGATATAGTCTTATCTGTATGGAAACATGCAGCGGTTCAAATGAACGGTATATATAGAGAGTAAATAATGGACAATTGTATTTACAACGGATATATATGAAGATAATGGAAGACACCATTGCAGAAGGCGTTGCAATTCCAGAAGAAATCCGTGGAAAACTTCCCGGGGATTATGGCCGTGATAAAGGTGTTGCATGGTATGCACTCCTTGGCTTTGGAATTGTGCACACAGCTGCTGCCCAGGCGCGTATCATCCTCTGGGACTCTGCATCCTAAGTACTTGATATTGTTGGGTTTTCATAGGGGAGACCCAACAATTAACTAATAATGGGCTCTAATAAAAAGAGCTTTAGGAGGAAGTAAATATGAGTTATTCGAACAAAAAACTGATCAGGCACACACTGCCACTGTTTGATTTCGGCGGCGGAGCTGCTGAGGTCATGTCTTTTAAGGTGCCTAAAGATGAGCATGGTAACAACCAGAAAGCGAAGCTTGTGGATATCGGTGTTATGGTGACTGAGGTCTTTGAGACACTGACGACAGAAGGATCTGTGCAGGTTGGTACAGCTGCAAACAATGACGCTTATGGGAAGCTGAATATCCCAACAGCAACAGCGGATGAAGCCTGCTTCAATGTTGACAATGACGCCGATGCTATATTAAGTTCCAGTATTGATGCCGGCACATTGATTGAAGTTAACCTCACACATGGAACAGGATCAGGCGTTACAGGTCAGGGTATACCTTTCATTGACTTGTACACTTGGTAGGGAGGAGGTGATTTATGAGTTATTCAAATAAACAGCTGATCAGAATAAACTTCCCTTCGTTTGATTTTGGAGACACTGGAAGCGAAACCATGTCCTTTAAAATTCCTAAGGACGAGCACGGGAATGACCAGAAGGCAAGGCTTGTGGATATTGGCCTTATGGTAACAGAGACATTTGTGACAACCACTCTTGAGGGTGCTATAGAAGTAGGCACCGCTGGAGATAACGACGCTTATGGGAAGCTGAACATTACCGACAGCACTGCTGATGAGGCATGCTTCAATGTGGATAATGATACCGATGCAATTCTTGATGAAGATATTCCTTCAGGAACTTTGGTTGAAATGAACTTCACTTGTGGAACCACAGGCGCCGGAACTTTAGCTGGTAAAGGCATTCCATACGTTGATATCTACGTTTGGTAAAATAAAAATTTAACTATAATTTACGAGGTGTAAATATGGCTGATGTAACAAAAGAGGGACTTTCCGAAAAGAAAGCTATCCCTACGGAACTACCTGCTGATCTTAAGAGATCTGGTGCAAACCAAACTCCTAAGAAAAGTAGCGAGTCTGCAAGTAAAGGTGGAAAGAACTTCAAAATTACTTAGCAGGTAAAGAATAATACTGCGAGGGGCTAAGGCTCCTCGCATTTACAAAAGAGGTCGATATGAGAGATGTGAAAGTAGACGATGGGTATGGTTGGCCAGAATCCAATCCCCAGGTCAAAGAAGAAGACTTCTCAAAGGCAGATGTGAAGCGGGGCTACAATTCAACCCCGATGGATCGAGAGCCCCTATATGGCAGTGATGTGAGAACATCTGTAAGGCAGCGGGCGGTCGGCAAAGAAGAGACATATAAACGCGGAGGCGAGTAATGCTTGATAAAACAAAACCATTTGGCGAGGTTTGTGGCCCACCACCATTCCCTGGCGCAATATTTAATCAGAACGAAAAGTATTACAACAGAGAAGGGCAGGAGGTTTTCGAGGATGGTAACGATCAGAAACTATCTCAGAAAGAGGAAGACGATGCCAGAGAAGAAGCTAAGATTGCAGAGGAAGCTGCTGCGGAGGCGGACAGGAAGAAATTCTTGCAGGAAGCAAAAGATGCTGAGGCGGAAGCTGAGGCGGAAGCTGAGGCTGCCGGGGACAACCCTGTGCCTCCTGATTCTGCGAGTATAACTCTCCGAGCGCAAACCACTTTGGCTCAGAGCAATCTTCCTTCTACTGATGAACTGCGCACCATGCTGGGCAAGGACATGACTCACACACAGATCGCTGAAGTGTGGGGCTGTACGCGCCAGAAAATAACCAGGTTGGTCAAAGATATGGAGACCGAATAATGATTGTCGAAGCTTTGGACACTGAGAAATCATGGAAAGAGCACGACTTTGTGACGATGCCCGCCAAATCCGTCTGTGTTGTTAGGTATGGTGGTTTTGGAGATATGATCCAGATGTCCTCTGTACTTCCGCAGCTTAAGGCGGACGGGTATCATGTCACCGTGAATACATCCCCAGATGGGTTCAATATAATTAAAGATGACCCAAACATTGACGTAGTATTCCTTCAGGAGAAAGATCAGGTTCCGAACGAGGAGCTTTGGATGTACTGGGACAAAATGCGGGAGGGGTTTGATAAATTTGTGCAGTTCTCTGAGAGTATAGAGGGTGCGCTGCTTGCACTGCCTGGCAGGAAAGAATATGATATTTCTAAAAAAGCCCGGCACAAAAGAATGAACAGGAACTACTTTGCACAGATGCACAGCATCGCGGGCGTGGCGCTCCCACCGAAGCCAAAGTTTTTCCCAACAGAACTTGAAGCTCTGAGAGCGGATAAGTATTTGGAAGAGTTAGGAGAGGGACCTGTAATATTATGGTCGCTGTCCGGGTCCAGTGTGCACAAGGCTTGGCCATACACAGATATGGTTGTTGCCCAGACACTTATGGATTATGAGGGCGCTAAAATAGTTTTTGTCGGGGACGAGATCTGTCAGATACTTGAGGATCCATGGCGCCACGAGAGCAGGATCAAACGAGAGTCCGGGCGGATGAGTATCCGGGACACGCTCACACTTGCACAAAGAGTTGATCTTGTTGTTGGTCCTGAGACCGGTGTGCTTAATGCGGTGGCGTTCGAGGATGTGGAGAAAATTCTCTTGCTGTCCCACTCAAGTAAAGTAAACCTTGGAGGAACATGGCCAAGAACAGCTGTCATGGAGCCTGCAAGGACACCTTGCTACCCATGCCACAAACTTCACTACGGCTGGGGCACCTGCTCCAGGGATGAGGTTACAGGCGGCGCCTTGTGTGCAGCTAACATCTCACCTAATAAAGTTTATGCTGCCTTGAGGAGGGCTTTGAAATGACCTATTTAGAATTGTGTCAGAAGATGATACGCGATTTGGGGCTGCAGAACACAATAAACTCGGTGTCGTCTCAGACTGGTATGAATAAGAAAGTGGCTGACTGGGTCGCAGATGCAGATGAGTACATTCAATCTCTTTGGATTGATTGGAACTTTTTATGGGCTCAACATTCTCAGAACACAATTGTAGGTACAGCGCTGATCACAGCACCTTCTGATCTATCTGCCTGGGATAATAATAGTATTTATCTGGATTACGCCTCGGACGATTGGCAGCAACTCCATAAACTTGATTATCTTGAGTGGAGATCTGCTTATAGACAGGGTACTCAGACAAACGATACCCCGGACAGGTTTGTGCAGTTACCGAATAAAAACATAAATCTTGAGCCGGCTCCGGATAAAGTTTATTCATTTACAGGGGACTATTGGAAAGCAGTAACGCGGATGAGCGCCAATGCTACAGTGTCGGCGATACCGGTAAGATTTCACAGGATTATTTTGGCCAGAGCAAAAATATATTACGCTGAGCATGATGAGTTCCCTACAGTTTTTGAGCTTGCATCTAAAGAATATAAAGAACTTCTGAATGATCTCGAAGCAGCTGAGCTGCCCGGGAAAAGTATCAATCTCAGGAAATCCTCATCTCCTGGGGAAGAGATACAGGTGGTGGTAGAATGAGAAACACTCGAAGAACATCGTACCTGCCTTTAAAGGGTGGGGAAGATCTTGTAACACCTGTATTCTCTAAGCCCCCTGGGACATTGAGCGCGAGCAAGAATTTTGAGTGCGACTCAGGTGGGCGGTACAGAAGAATAGATGGGTATGAGCGATTTGATGGGAGCAGCTCTCCTGCAGCAGCAACTTACTGGATTTTGTCTTTCACTGCCGGAGATACTGCGGTGGCGGTTGGAGCTACAGTTACTGACGCGACTTCCGGGGCAACCGGAGAAGTCATTGTCGCAGCAACTATAGATTCCGGCACCTACGCTGGGGGTGACGCTGCAGGAGTTTTAATACTTGGAAGCGTGGACGGGGTTTTTGCAGACGGCAATAATTTACAGGTATCTGCGTCCACTATAGCTGTAGCGGCGGATACTGCGAAGCTAAATTTTGCTGAGTCAGATGACCATGCCACATATCTGCAAGCAGCGATCGAAGCGCTCAGGGACAAAATTGCGGCCGTGCCGGGATCTGGGAATGTATTAGGGGTAACATCCCTCAATTATGTCAAATACGCATTCAGGGCAAATGCTGGAGGCACAGCGGTGGATATTTATAAGTCCTCCGCAGCAGGATGGGTTAAAGTAACAATTGATCAGATTATATACTTTGATGCTGGCACAACTGCATTTGTAGTGGGAGAAACCCTTGCGGGAGCGGCCGGGTCCAGCACAATAAAAAGATTAGTTGTGCAGACAGGCGACTGGTCCACAAACGATGCGGCTGGTTATATGATCATAACAGCAAGCACAAGTCCTTTTGTGGATAATGAAACAATAACCTCTGCTTCAGGATCTGCGGATGCTGCCGGAATAAACACAGCTATAACCTTAGCGACCGGTGGGAAGTATGACTTCAGAGTTTCTAATTTTTATGGTCACTCAAGCACAAAGAGAATTTATGGTTGCGACGGTAAAAATAATGGGTTTGAGTTTGATGGCTCAACATATGTACCGATATTTACCGGTATGACAACAGACACACCCACACACCTTGAGATTGTTAAAGGATATTTATTCTTTACCTTCGCTGGAGGATCTTTACAGCTCAGCTCTGTGGGAGTTCCGGTGGAGTGGAGTGCGATTACAGGAGCTGCTGAGATCGGGCTTGGTGATGAGATTATGGGCCTTGAGCTTATGGTAGGAGATACACTTGCAGTAATTGGAAACACAAAGATATCAATACTTTATGAGAGCTCCGGATCTTGGGAGTTAAAAAGTTTTTCCAGAAAGTATGGTGGGAGAGAGTGGAGCATTCAGCGAGGTACAGATATTTACTTCCTGGACTCTTCCGGACTCACAGCACTTTCCTCTGTGGATGCATTTGGAGATTTTGAATCCTCTCCAATTACAGCACCTATAAAACCACTCTTCTCAGCGAAGATGAATACCTTTGAAACATCTATCAGTGTGCGGGATAAAGAGCAGCTAAGATACTTCTACTCAGATAAGACTGGTATAAATATGACTTTTGCCGGTAACACACCTATAGGATTTACCCAGCTTGAATACTTGCACGCAGTGAAGTGCACCTGTGAGGCCGTCGATGCTGACGGAAAAGATGAGCTTTTCTTTGGATCTGACGATGGGTTTGTTTATCAGCTGGATAAAGGAACTTCTTTTGATGGCGCAGCGGTTGAGGCTTTTATAAGAACCTGGGTCATCTCACTTAGAAATCCTGAGAAAAAGAAAAGATTCTTCAAACTGGTTTTGGAGAGAGATGATACCACAACAGAAGGATACTGGGATGTTGGTAAGTGGGGACTTTTTAACTGGGACCTTCAGGGCCTTGTGCTACCCCACGAATATCTTGATTTTGCCGGGGGCGGATATGCTTACGGACATTATTCAAAACTGATTTATGATGCACCTTATACATTACAAGGTGCCATTTTACATTATAGCGACGGGGGACTAAACCGGTGAGTAACGATTATTACGAGAATACAGACCACATCTTAGTGAGCAACACAGTTGCGTTGGCCGCAGACGTTGAAGGAAAATTCAGCTCAGTAGAATCCGGGTTCGAAAAACTTCCGTCCGAAGAAAGTTTGAACCGAGGCACAATCAATGCTGAAGATGATTCCGGTGCCGCGGATGCTTATGTTGTTACTTTGGAGCAGACAGCTGCAGCATATGTAGATTTGATGGAAGTTACTTTCCGGGCAGCTAACGCGAACACAGGCGCAAGCACACTTAATGTGGACGGCGTTGGAGTTAAATCCATAAAGATGTCAGACGGCACAGCTCTTGCGGCGAGCTACATCCCCGCAGGTGGGATAGTCACGGTGCGGTGGGATGATGATAATGATTACTTTGTTCTCCTCAGCGCAACGGCTAAAATCGCAACAGACGCGGCAGCGAGTGCTTTAGCGGCGGCAGCTTCAGAAACAGCAGCAGGACTGTCTGAAACAGCGTTAGGGCTCTCAGAAACAGCGGCGGCGAGCTCCGCGAGCTCCGCGTCAAGCTCCGCCACAGCGGCGGAAACCGCTGAGACAAACGCAGAAACAGCCGAGACAAATGCGGAAACAGCAGAAACAAATGCCGGGCTTCAGAATAATTATGCGGAAGAATGGGCACAAAAAGCAGAGGACTCCGCTGTATCCGTAGCAGCAGGCGGCGGCGCAGGAGAATACTCCGCACTGCACCATTCAGCCAAGGCAAGCGCTCAGCGCGTACTGGCGGAAACCGCTAAGACAGACGCAGAAACAGCAGAGACAAACGCAGAAACCGCGGAAACAAACGCAGAAACAGCAGAGACAAACGCAGAAACAGCTGAGACAAACGCGGCAGATTCAGCAGCCGCAGCAGTAGTCTCAGCCGATGCAGCCGCAGCCCTATATGACAGTTTCGATGATAGATACCTTGGAGCAAAGTCGTCTGACCCTGCGTTTGATAATGATGGGGATGCCTTACTTACAGGGGCGATGTACTTCAATACTGTTGCAAATATAATGAAAGTATATACTGGTGCGGCTTGGATTGTTGTAGAAGCAACTGTCTCTGACACCGCCTACGCTTCCTCATGGGATGGGGTTACTGATGTTGCTCCGAGTAAAAACGCTGTGTATGATGAGATGGAAACTAAGGCAAGTTTAGACGTAGGCTTCATAAAGGGACTATTCGCAGAGACAGTACCTACTGGGTATTTAGAATGTAACGGTGCTGCTATATCGAGAACAACGTATGCAGCTTTATTCGCTAAAATCAGTACAGTTGCAGGTGTTGGTGATGGTTCAACAACTTTTAATATCCCAGACTTAAGAGGTAAGTTTTTAAGAGGTTGGGATCATGGCGCAGGAGTTGACCCTGATGCAGCTTCAAGAACAGACTCAGGAGATGGCAGTACAACTGGTGACCGTGTTGGAACTAAACAAGCTTGCGAGATAGATGAGCATCTCCATATAGCTAATGCGGTTGCTGCCCACACTCACTCCGTTTCAAGACATACAGCTGGTGGCGGTGGTTTTACTTACAATACGGAAGATCCACCAGCTTCTGGTTTAAGTTCTGCATTTAACACTGGTTTGGGTGGGGGTCATACACCAACTATACAAAATACTGGTGGTGACGAGACAAGACCAATAAACGTAAATGTAATGTATTGTATAAAATATTGACCATTAAGGAGACAACATGAAAATTTATCATTATAACAAAGACGGAGTGTATATAAAAGAAGGAACAGCAAGACCAGACCCGTTAGATAAAGGGAAATTTTTAATCCCAGCTAATGCAACAACAGAAAAGCCTCCTGTATGCTCAAAATCAGAAGAGGTCTATTTTACTAATAAGTGGAATACAAGAATAAAGAAAATTGAGCAACCTACTAAATATCATACTTGGGATGACAAAACAGGGTGGAATATTTCTGAAGCTAATCAAACCAAACTTGATTCAGATATTGTGGTAGCAGGAGAAGAGAAAGAAAAAGCAACTCTACTTTCTGAAAACGAGGGTAAAATACAAGCAGAAATAAGAGAAATAGCAATAGCAAGTTTAAAAACAAAAGGTGATTTACCAAATAATTATAAATAGGATAGTACTATGCCTGATCAACTTACTAAGACTGACCTGATAAACATGATGGAGTCTTATAAATCTAATATTGAATTTAATAAACAGTTGTTTGAAAGCCAGGAAAAAATTCTTGCTGATCATAATAAGGTGATTGATAATCTTGCTGCGATAACATCTTCCCAGGAGAAGATGGTGATCCATTTTGAAAATTTAGTGGATAAGCTTTCAGAAAATAATAATACTTGCACAGCTAATTTTATTAATGCTTTATCTGAAGTAAAGGATATCGATTCAAAGCTTGCAGCCCATAATCTCGGATGTATCGGCAACCATGGGAAACTTAAAAGCCATCTAATGGCTATTTACGGAGCTCTCAGCGGTGTAATTGTTGTGCTGTCCATAGCGTTAGCAAAGGCATGGGAGAGTTTGTAATGGACAAACAAATAATATTTTTACTGGATGATGATGAGGCTATTCAGAAAGTAACAAAAGCATACATTGAAAGAATACTTCCTGAGGTTGAGACCTATATTTTTTCTACATACGATGAACTTAGAAATCACTCACTATTGCGGAAAGTATCTTTATTTATTTATGATATTGCTCTGGAAAATCACCTTGATGGTTTTGAGGTTGCAAAAGAAATTGCAAAGATAAATGCAGCACCTGTTCTTTTTATGTCCGGCTTGAATTATAATTTCGATGCTTTTGCACATGACAAGATAACTTATGATTTTGCACCAAAGCCTTTAGATTTTAAAGCAGTTATACATAGAGTGAAAATCCTTCTGAAAGTGTCAAAAACATATTATGATTATAAACAAGAGAATGCTCAACTTCAAATGAGTTTAAGGGGAGTATTTGCCCATTCTAATCTGTATCTGCTTATTCTTGATAAGGATATGGTGGTGAAGTTATGCAGTGTGAGACTTGCCCATGATTTAGGGTTTGATAAAATAGAAGATGTGGAGGGCAAATCTTGGCTTGAATTTATTCCTGAATCTGAAAAAGGTAATATTTTGACACTCAATAAAGAAGTATTTTCTGATATAGCAGTAACGCATAGAGAAGCAATCACTCCAATTAAATTAAAGAATGGCTCAGAGTTGCTGGTAAAGTGGTTTTACTCTGTACTTAAAAATGGTCATTCATATACTTTCAATATAGGAGTACAACAACCAGCAAGCAGTATGGTCGAAAGTTCAATTGACGAGATCAGAGAATATTGGAGAAACTTAATTGACGAAAACAATGCAACTTTAAAAGCACTGAAAAATGTAATAAAATGAAAGTGTTGTGGCGACCAGCGCTTTGATGATAAGATAATTAAAAATAGGAGTTGATATGGCTCGAAAGCAAGGTAAACCAAAGACAAGAAAAATATCGTGGAGAGCTGTTGTGGAGAAAGCTGACCCGGACCGCAAGAAGCGGAAGGTTGAGTATATCTTCAGTAATGGTAGAAAATTCTACGATAGGGGAGAGTAACAATGGCTATCGGGGATATTGATACGAATGTAACAACTGTTGAGGATCAGATGACAGGGCTCTTGAGCAAGAGCAGCCCTTATATGAAGGTGGCTCGTACAGGAGCTAAAAAGCAAGCAGCTTCGCGAGGGCTTCTGAACTCTTCTATTGCAGCAGGAGCAGGTGAAGATGCGGCAATAAAGAACGCGCTTCCGATCGCATCCCAGGATGCCGGAGCATACAATGCCATGGACACTCAAGTGTACCAGCAAAAAGCAACTGAAGATCTTCTCGGCACCGAGACTGGGTATAAGAGCGATCTTATGACCCAGGAGGCACAGCAGGTGTCTGACCAGTCTCAGCAGGACTTCACACAGCAACGAACGCTGTATGATGATCAGTATGACTACAATACTCAGCTTAAAGAGATGGAGTTTACTTCTGATGAAGTTCAAGCTATTGGGTCTTCTACAACACTTCTCGGGGACACGCTCTCGAATAATATCACAGACGTCCAGAGGGATGGCTCTCTGGGGGCTGCTGCGAAGACCGAGATTGTGGCGCAACTAAATGCAATGTACCAAAGCCAGATAAACTCTATCGGCGCCATATATGGAGTACCAATAGAATGGACTTAAAAGTAAAAGAGGCTACGACGAGCCTAGAGCTGTCTGATTTGATAAGACTCCTTAATGAGAACACTCATTATGAGCACGACTGCTCTCGGGAGGTGTATATAAATCATGTTGTGAAGAATATGTATAAGAGTACCAACCACAGGATAACGCTATTGTACTCTGACGATGATGAGGCTGTTGGATATCTTATAGTTCAATTCAGTAATTATTTAAACAAAGAGATTGAAGTACTTGATATCTTTATAGTAAAAAAACATCAAGGTAAAAAGTGTATGGATATTCTTGTAAATGACTTGATACCTATTGCTTTTAATGTAAAGGCTTTAAGAATTAAGTGGCCTTCTTATGTGTTTGATACTGATTTTTGGGAAACACATTCTTTTGGTACTGAAGTTAAAAACTATAAGATTTTTTATGTAGAATTAACCAAAGGGAATCAAGATATTTACAATGAGGTGATTAAATGATATTAGGCAAAGATTTAAATAGACTAATCAAAAAACTATCCTTTTGCGGTGGTGGCGGTGGAGGCGGAGGTGGTGATGGTATGGGGTTTTCTTCTGGCGCCGGCTCAACCGATGCAAACACAGATGCGAATAACGATCCAGGAAGTAGAACAGGCTACAGCTCTAATAGCACAGCTGCTCAGGAAGCGAATAACGACCCAGGAAGTAGAACAGGCTACAGCTCTAATAGCACAGCTGCTCAGGAAGCGAATAACGACCCAGGAAGCAGAACAGGGTACAGCCCTAATAGCACAGCGCCTTCAGGATCTTTAGCTGCTCAGGAAGCTAATAACGACCCTGGTAGTAGGACAGCGCCATCGAGAGACAACTCTGTTCGAGGTTTGCTAAGTCAATCCACGGGTACGATCAGAGATAACCTCCAAGAGGCTAACGATGAGGCTCCTCAAGATTCGGATATTGTGGGCTCTGTCGGGCCAGACGATGGATTCCAAGCTCCAGTTACACGGGAGGATCAACGCGACATAAATTCTTTAGAGCACAGCCAGCAGGCTGATGATGCACGAGCGGATATGCCAGACAGGATAGCTGCAGCAAAAAAAGCAAACAACACGAATAAATATGGTTGGGACTCTTTTCTAAACGCTGTAGAAGAAGGGTTTGTTTCGGGACTACCG